GGAGGCGGTGCTGGCGGTGCACCAGATGGCTCTTCTGGTGGTGGAGCAGGTGGTTTTAGAGAAGGTAGAAATCCACCTATAGATAATTTTTGTGCTAGTCCATTAGTTGCAAATGCTCCAACAAATGCAGTTACAGTTACAGCTCAATCTTATCCAATTACAGTTGGTGGTGGTGGTGCTGGAGGTAGTCCAGGTCCTTCTCAACCAGGTGCTAATGGAGCGCAGGGTGCTGCTTCAATTTTTTCAACAATAACATCAACAGGTGGAGGCGCTGGTTTTGGACAAAATAATGCTAATGGACCTGCAGGAAATGGTGGTTCTGGTGCAGGAGCATCAGGTGGAAGTTGTAGATCTGGACAAACAGGAAATTCTCCCCCAACAAATCCTTCACAAGGTAATAATGGTGGTGGCTCTGGACCAGGTTCAGGAGGTTCAGCAGGTGGTGGAGGTGGAGCTGGTGGAA